GTTATCATCATAAAAGGGAAGCCTTACCGGAGTGATGAGCCACTTTGTGGTTTGAACAGGAGAAACAGGCTGAAGACTTCCGTGCTTCAATTAAGAAAGACGGAATCTAAGAGTGTTCCCTCGGATTAGTGTGGGAAGCGAGTCACGTCGTAAGCGTGGGTTTGGCGACCTAATCGCTACTGATGGGGCGTGATACCCTGAAGGTACTCTATCAGAAAGGAGGGTGTGAATGCGTGGACACCAGAAATGAGCTGGACCTTCAAAATCAGTTGCATGGCTCACAACCAAACAAGCGGTTAAACGAGTATCGTTCCTCCCTCATTAGAGAGGGTAATGATGTCGTATTTGACGATCGCCTTCTGTCAGTCATGCAGGAGTATTGCCGAAAGCCGGATGAGCTGGAGGCGATTCGCGGATATCTCAATCATTTGAGAGATTCCAATGGTCATCCATTCTGTCGTAGCCATAAGGTTTATGACCAAATGGTCTCCACTTTGGAGAATTTCCTGAAGGAAGATGTTCCTGATGGAAGATGGAGGATGGCTTTCCGCACTTCGTTGGAACGCGTCACTAAGCGTTATGGTGAGGCGAGATTAAAAGCTCTTAGGTTCAAATCTGATGATGACATCTGGGAGCTGATTAAAGGTTTGCGCACTTCAACGGGCTATACAAAGCTGCTGACTGGTATTCAGCACAAGTGCGATTTACCCTTTGATCAACTGTTGACGACTTTCGAGGAAAAGTCGGGTGAAGCAATTTCCAATGGTTCGTTCAATAGTTACATTTTGTGGTATTGGCGGACGCAAGCTTCGGGAGAGTTCACTGAGGTAGGTGAGATGACTGGTGAATTTACCTCGAAGACGAGACCTGTTTGGGCAGTTGATGTCTGGACAGTAATTGCGGAAATGATGTTTTCTAAACCATTGACGAAATGGTTGAAATGGTATGGTTATTCCGCAATTGGTAAAGATGACTTGAGCATATGGCAGGAAACGTCTTATAGACGTGCCCATTATACTCGCTGGTTGAGCCTTGATTATTCAAAGTTCGATTCATCCATACCGGCATGGTTAATCCATGCTGCATTTGATGTGCTGGCCTCAGCTTTTGAGAAGTTGTCACCGGAGGAGAAAGCTTTGCTTGGAGCTATCACAAATGATATCATTGATAATGGCTGTCAACCCACTACCCGACGGATTACCATGGTCAACGTGCACCCCACC